TAATCTCTGGGTGCAAACGGAAGACCCAACTTGGAGATCCATTCCATGTTGCGTAAATGATTGAGTTTATTTTTATCATACGGGAGTCCATATTCAGTTTCGTGGCACTTGGTCATGTATCCTTTTTGACCAGCAAACTTGCGGATCTCCTGATAAAGACCAGCATTGATCTCTCCGTTCATACGATTGAACAGACGTATCTTACCGTCCCAGACCTTTCGTTTATACGGTTGCATAAACTTGTATCCGGGTACATAGAACGAGAAATGATCTGACAACTCCGCAGCAACACCGCTAGAACAATTCACTCGCAGCATGCTGTAGTCTTTCATCTTCAGTTCGATTGTCTCAAAATCCTGCTTCAAACTGTTTCCATCTTATCATGTTACCAATCGTCTGATGTCTCCACTTAAGGTTCTCAACAATCTCTTTCGTAGTATCTATACAAGTCTTAAGGTACTCGATCTTCGCTTCGCTTTCTACCAGTTCTGGATCTGCTTCGACGTAGTGTTCCATCTCTCCTTTGAGAATTTTTAGTCCATCAAAAGGATCGGGCACCCATCCCAACCGCTCTATTTCTTCTTGGGATAACTTCCCGTTATACCACAACCACTTATACTTCATGAGTTCTTTCTGTTTGAACTCTGCTTGCTTGAGTTTTAATTTAAACTCTGATAAGATCTGAAGGTATTTGGCGTGTAGTTCAGGGGTTTGTCGTGATGCTTCGTCAATAGCAAGAGCATCGATGCGACAGTCTTTCTGCCACATAGCATTGATTTGTTCTAATGTCATAGGAAACTCAATTAAATAATATTATTATATCACTTGATCTCAAAGTAGTCAAATCGAAAGGTTGCGGGAAAGGTGATATACTCCCCGTCTGATGTTGAAGCAAACTGAACATCACCTAGTCCTATAGGCAATGCATTCTTATATAGTATGCTGAAATTAGCATTGTTGGATGAGGTGAGAATAGTTACCGTCAAATCGTGGTATGTTGTAGGGACGCTGCCTTCCCGACTAAACTTTTTAGATTGCGGTGTGTGCTCCTCGTTGATTGTTCGAAGCATCCAATCGTACATTTCTTTATACGATTCAAAATTTTCGTCAGCAAGGATGTCTAGCGTAACGGATCCGTTTTCTATCTGATTGCCAGCAAAGGGAATGTTTGATACCCTTTTGAATCCTAACTCAACAGGACTTAATTCTACTGAGGGGTGCTGAATAGACTGAGCAAAATATTGTAGGTGTGACTGATACTCACGAGTAATCGTGATACGAAACCCATTGGGTTGAAGTCCGTTGAAGTTATCTATTTCCATGAGATTATTTATACTCAAAAAAAGGGGCACCGTAGTGCCCCCTAAAACTTATTGTTTTTATTCTACCTGTCTTAGGCGAGGATGTTGTCCACGCGGAAGATACGATAGTATTGGTTGTTACGCGCAGCGGCAAGACCATCGGCAGCAGCAGTGCCCACGAATGGGTTAGATGCCATACCATAACGAGTCTTGAACCCGATGCGTGGTTGGAAGTCATTCTCACCAACCGCACGTACCATCTGGAGAGGGACGTATGGGCAGTAGAACACACCAGCGTCATAAGGGTTAGTGCCCTTATAACCAACCGTTACGTAGTCAGCAACCGCATATGGGTCGATGAATACTTTAGTGCGACCATTCAAAACACCAGCAAAGGTGTTACCCGTGTCATCTACGTTCAAAGAAGTAGACAATGCAGGGGCATAGTCAAGCATACCAGCAGCAGTCAGAGCAGTAGCAACGTCTGAAGAACAAACGATTACATTACCCTTACCACGACGAGTTTCTTTAGCGATTACGTTACACTCACGCTCCAATTGAACAAGGAGTCCCTTGAACTTTTCAACTGACCAACGACCATCAGCATCAGTGCTAAGATCGAAGATACCAGCAGTTTGAAGACCCGCTTGACGCGAACCAATTTTTGCTTGTGAGTTAATCGTTCGGATGATTTCACGGTTAATTTCCGCAAGGATTTCCGTTGACAAAATGTTTGCCAATTCAGTTTCAGCGTCAAGACCATGAATTGCTTTCAAGTCTTGTGCAAGTTCGAGAGAGTACTCTGCTTTCAAAGCACGTGAACGTGCAGTAACAGTTGCTTTCTCGATGGTGAAACCCATTTCTGCAAACGCAGATCCATCGGCATAACCCAATTTCTCAGCGTTCTTAGTTTCCATCGCAGGTGAGTAACCTTCGGTGTAAGGTTGTGCACCCAAACCAGAAGGAACATAAACATCACCAGAGTCAACGATAGATGAATCAGCTTGCGGACTAGTGGCACCGGGAGCAGACGTGTCAGTTACGCCAGCAAGACCTGAAGGACCACGTGACTCGCCAGTGCTGAAGTCAACAGAAGAGTCACCAGAATAAGGTACAACAGCTTCTGCACCAGTGACACCAGCAGCGAATGCTTCGTCACCAGCAGTTGCGCCACCACGAGTAGACTTGTATACAGAACGCATGGCGAAGATAAGACCAGTAGGACCAGTCATAGGTTGAACGCCAGCAAGTTCGTATGCCATCAGGTTAGGCATAGCACGACGAACCAGTGCGATAAGCACAGGGTTCCAGTTAGCACCCGTAGGATCAGCAGCACCACCAGCACCAGTTACAGCAAAGTTGGTGTTAGTAGGACCTTCCATGAGGGATTGTTCTTTAGCAAATGCTTGCTCTTGGTTTTCGAGAATAGCAGCAGTTACTGCACGACGATGTGAATCGCTGATCTTACCAGCAGATTCTTCGTTGAGTACTGGAGCCCACTTCTCGACTAAACGATCATAAGTTTCCATTTAATTACTCCTTAGAGGTTTTTTTAAGGGCAGACAGATACATATCCATAACACCTGATGATGCTACTTCTTGTGCTTCGCCTTCCCAATCTTCTACGATTTCTTCTGTTTCAGTAGAAACTTGCTTCTTGAAGTAAGATTCTTTAACAGTCTTAACTTTCTGTTCGAATACTTCTTCAGATTCGAAGTCAAGTGAAGAAACCAGTGAATGTAATTTCTCTACCTGAGTGTCAGCAAGGTCACGAGCATTCTCAGCAATAATTGCTTCGCGCTGGTATGCTTCTAACTTCTCAGACATTTCCATTACGGATGCAGTTTGAGCATTGAGTTTTTCTTCCAACTCATCTACTTGATCTGCGAGTTCGTCTACTAGGTCAACCTTAGTTTCAGGAACCTCGATGTAAGATTCTTCGAACAACTCTTTGAGTCGATCCATGAATCCTTCAGCGATTTCAGTACGCAAACCTTGCTCAACAGCAAGAGCGTTCTCTTCCATCCACTGCTCAACCACGTAGTTGAGGTAGTTATCAACTTTCTCAACGAGATCGTCTTGAATAGACTGAGTCTCTTCGTCGAGTTTTTCTTGATATTCATCTTCCAAGCGGGAGACTTCTTCCGCAATTTTGGATTTGATAGCAGTTTCGAAGATGATAGCAGTCTTTGCCTTGAACTCATCAGACAGCGTTGCTTCTGATTCGACAAGAGCATTTAAGTCATCGCTAAAGTCATAAGTAGATTCTTTGTGTGAACCCTGTTCTGGTTTCCCAGCACCGTTGCCATTGGCAGCAGGTTCATCCTTAGCACCTAACTTATCACCTTTACGAGCAGGCTGCTTCTTCCCAGTCTTTTCTGCTTTCTTTTCAGACGCAATTGACTGATCTTCAGTCCCTACAGGCATTTGTTCCGCTTCCTCAAGGGACTCTTCTTCTGCAGCAATATCCATATCTAAATTCTCTTCAGACATGATTTACTCCTTATAGTTTGATTTGAGTAACGAGAGGAAATTCTTGAACTCACGCGCTTGCGTCTCATAGAGATTTTTGCGTGGAGCATTTTTAATTTCAGTCTCCATCTTTTCAATTACTTGAGGTTCGATAACGCCATTATTCCATACCCACTCTACGCCTTCCATAATCCCATTAACAAATGCTGCAGGCGCAGATGGATCTTGAACGATGTCAACAGTGTTGAGGATGAAATCCTCTTTCACATACATCGTGCCGTTTCGTTGCTCAAGACTACCCATACCACGAGTTGATACACCTAGTCTGACTCCCCCATCAAGAAGACCTTTAACAATCTTACCATTCGGAGTATCCAGTATAGATGCTTTTCCTACCACATCATTTCCTTCGAATCGAAGATCTGTGATGAGGTGAGAAACTTTGTCAAGGTTAACAGTCGGACCTTCGGGATGATTTAGTTCTCCCACTGATCGCTTTTCTTTAACCTGTTCTGTAACGTACTTGTTTACCGCATTCTCCATAATAGGTTTAGGATAAACACGTCCGTTTCTATTCTTTTGTTCTGCTTGTGCAAAGACACCTTCGATAGCATAAGACTTACCACCGCCTTCTTTTGCTTCGGTGATTACATACAAGTCCTGTTCGGTGTATTCTGAAATAAGTTTCATCTACATTTCCTTTGCAAAAGCAACACCCATCTTCTCTGCTTCTCGCTGACTACGATAGGTGTCTAATTTTTCACCGTCAATATAAACAGTGAATCCCTTCTTGTCTTTGTGAACCATGACATTAGTCTTGTTCACTTTCTTAGAAAACACATGATCGCCCGGAGGCATCTTCTTTGCCGCTTCTCTGATTTCCTTGAATGTTCTCATTTAATATTCTCTATATTAACGAATCTCATTTCCCAAGTACCGTCAAATCTTTTAAGTCGGCAGTTATCTTCTAAGATTGCCATCTCATCAGATGGCATTTTCTTATCTATCGATCTTGTTGATATCAGAACTTCTTTGATACCATACTTGCGAAAATTCGCAAAGATCTTTTTTATCTTTCCTGCGTTAGGTTCCACGAACTGTGAATCCCACACCGGGAAAAACCTATGAAGTATCGCGGTTTCTATTCCTTCGTCTTCGAAGTTTTTAGAACCGTCTCTACTTCTAATTTCAAAGTTCTCGTCGTAGATACTGTTGCAAATATAATTGCACATGTGATCTACACCGTAGAACTTTCTAAACCTCTGGAAGAATCTTTCTTGTCCTTCCCATTCTGCACCCACAACATTCTTTTGATTGTTGTAGTGCTTGAACCAGAATTCGAAATAACCGCAACCTGATCCAAAATTTAAATACCTAACATCTCTTTCTAAGTAATGTGAATAGAGTCCATGATGATGTAAAAAATGATTATGATGAACTCTAGTACACAAATACTGCATCAGACTTACATGTTGTTGTTCTAATTTAGTAGGGTCATCTTTTCTAATTTTTATCCAATCCTCGAAGGTATCGAATAAAAAGGAATATGTTTCTACTAAAAAATCTTCAACGCGGTCCTGTGCAAAATGATCGTAAAGATTACCCATACCTCGGGTTCGATCAAAATTTAATAAAGGACCTAAGTCTTCAACTTTCATGTTAAATTATTTATAAAAATTTTAATTTTCAGTTTCAGTTTCTTCTTCGTCTTCTTCGAAGTCTACTTCAACTTCGTCTTCAAACTCTTGCTGATCTTCCTCTTCTACTTCAGGTTCTACTTCAGGAAGTTCTGCATCAGTTTGTTGGAAAATCTGTCCTGCGATCTTTGCTTTCTGTTGATCCAGTACATCACCAAGTCTTCCTCCAATCATATCTTTGAAAGTTTTTTCTGCTTGGTTGAAATTACTTTGATTTATGTGTTGAATAAAATCTTCGATGTCTTTGCGAGCAGACTTAGCGTCTGATGAATTGACATCGGGTGTAATATCCGGTGTGATTTTTTCTGGTTCTGCCATAATTTACTCCTTATTTTTGAAAAGCAAGATACTCTTTTGTCTTGAGCGTCTTATCTACTTCAGTTTTCACATTAGTTAAGTCACTGTCTATGTTGTTAACCAATTCGCCATACGATCCAACGGTAGGATTCGCACGAGTTCTTTCCCAAACAAGTCTTGCAATGTCTGCTTTGACTTCTTCGGTAATAGAAATACTTCCAAGAATTTCGTCGAATTCGAATGTCGTTGCATCTACAATAGAAGAACGAACTAAGTTCACGGTAACACCACTTTCTGGTATTACAGGGTTTTGACCCGATTCACGTGTATATATGTTTCCCTTAATTGACAATACGTATCCTACGTTTGTGGTATACGGTTTTATCCTCCAACCGTTTTCTAAGAAGAATGATGTTCCCACAAAAGTATTTGCTTCAATCTGGTCACCACCAATAGCACTAATTGCAATTGGCCAAGCACCGGGTAAAGGGTCCTCTGGACTAACGGTGACCCATTCTTTCCAAGCAGAATAGATATCTGCTTTCACTTCAATTTCAGTTTCGCCTTCGTTAATTAATATCCATTTGTTGTAAGGATCAAACGTTACTTTTTGCCCCGAATAACATTTGTTACCGCCACCGTAAGCATAATTTGGTCCGTCTGAATCTCTCCAGAACTGCCAATTGTTATAGTTGACATGTATGAAAGGCATTACTGGACAATTTCTTTCCAGTTAATTGTGACCATAAGACGAGCACCATTGGGATGTAGCGACTTACGAGTTTTACCAAAGAACGACCAGATCACACGAGAACCTCTAAACCCTTTGAAGTATCCAGTGTTTGAAGTGAATGCAGCAAATGCAGACGTGTCTAGTGGCGTGTTAAATGTTTTAGTAACGTCATCGTAACCCGCGTATACTTCTGCTTG